TCGTGGAGCACACCACGGACATCGGCGAGGCCATCGCCAAGGGCCTGTGCAAGTATCTGGGCGCGAAATACGTCCCGGCCAAGCAGGAGACGCCCAAGCCCGCCGAGCCTGCCCAGGGCGATACCCTGTACCGGGTCCAGGTGGGGGCCTTCGCCGTCCGCGCCAACGCCGACAGGATGCTGGAGAAGCTGAAAGCGGCAGGGTTTACCGGATTTGTGGTAAAGGGGAAGAAGTAATAAACATTCTGGACGGTGGGGAGTGACGTAACGCCGCGCTCCCTGCCCGCGCATTGCGCCCGCACGCCCACGGCTTCTATTTTGCCATGGATAATAGTCGCAAAGCCGTTCGGTACTACATTTCCAGCATGGCTCCTAAGAGAGCTTTGGAATTTGTCCAATCTTTCGATTTGCCAGAAGATGAGGAATCGTGCATTATTTTGTGCGATATCCGACGAAAGTCTTATATCCAAGTTTCCAACGCGCTTCACGTCTCGCCGGAAAGCGTCAAGAGAAACCGCCGCAGGGCATTGTCGAAAATTGTTGACGCGCTGACAAATCAATAGACCTCACTTGGACATGATCGCCCATTCAGAGACCTTTTACAGGCCATCTGAATGGGCGATTTTTTTGTACCATATAAGCAAAGGAGGGCTGGCGATGTACGGATTCAACAACCAATATCAGCAGGGATACGGTGCCCCATACATGGGGCAATACGGGCAAGCATCACAGCAAGCGTGCCAGATCACCAGAGTAAACGGCAGAAACGGTGCAGACGCGTTCCGCATGGCGCCCAACAGTTCTATCTTACTCCTGGACGAGAATGACCCGGTTGTGTGGCTCAAGGTCAGCGACGGGGCGGGGTATTGTACTGTTACCCCGTACAGCATTGCGCCTTATCAAGACCCCGCGAAGGTAGATGTTACCAGTTTGGAAGAACGCGTGAAAAGATTGGAGGAAATGCTAAATGCCAAATCCGATGATTCAGATGCTCCAGCAAAGCGTAAAAAGTCCGAATAACCCTCTTGTAATGCTGGCGGAGTTCCGCAAGTTTGCGGCTGGTATGACCCCGCAGCGGGCAAAGGAACAAGTGGAACAAATGCTGCAATCGGGAAAGATGAACCCGCAGCAGTTCCAGCAGCTCCAGCAGCAAGCCAAGGAGTTTATGAGATTCCTGAAATAAGCCGGTGCGCAACGGTTTATTATAAAAATTTCAAGAAAGGAGTTTTGAAATGGACAATTATTCTCTCTCTGATCTTCGGGCTGCTGTTGATGGCGGCAATGACAATTGGGGCGGCGGCGCGTGGTGGATTATCATCCTGTTCCTTTTCGTCTTTATGGGCGGAGGCTGGGGGATGAACCGGCAGGGCGAATTTGGCCAGTATGCCACCGCTTCGTCTCAACAGGAAATCCTTTTCGGCCAGCAGTTTGGCCAGCTGAATGACCGTCTGACCAACGTGGGCAACGGCATCTGCAACTTGGGATACGAAATGCAGGGCAATGTCGGGCAGTTGGGCAAGGAAATGGCCCTGGCGCAGAACGGTACGAACATGACCATTATGCAGACCGGAAACAACATCCAGTCTCAGATGTCGGAGTGCTGCTGCACCACGCAGCGGGCTATTGACAGCGTCAACGCCAACATTGACGCCAAGTTTGCCGCCCTGGAGAAATCTCAGCTGGAGGGCCGTATCGCCCAGCTGGAACAGGCCAACAATCAGCTGTTTATCAGGGACCAACTGTGCGGCGTAGTGCGCTATCCCAACGGATACACCTACAATGCAGGCCCCTCTCCGTTTTGCGGCTGCAATAGCGGCTGCAACAACATCTGATTCCCGGTAAGCGAGATAAAGTGACGCCCTATCCGGCGAGGCATGCGGGGCGGCATTAGTCGCCCCGCTATTTTTGAATGGACAAAAATCAGCCCGATTAGAAAGGAATGATACTATGAGTAAATCCGCCATCTATACCACCAACACCACCGGCGCAACCGTCCCGGTTGACGGCATCATCCCTGTTGGGAATACTACCCGCCGGTACGGCTGCAACATCAAGCAGGACGGCAATGCCATTACACTGTGCGGACAGGGGTATTACCTCGTCAACGTCTCCGCCACCTTGTCTCCCTCGGCGGCTGGAACCGTGTCTATCACCGCGCAAAAGGACGGCGTTCCGATTATCGGAGCGACGGGGGCCCAGACCGCCGCCGAAAACGGCACTGTTAATATTGGCATGTCTGCCATCGTCCGCAATGCCTGCGGGTGTGAAAGCTCTATTCTGTCCCTGGTCCTGGGCGGCGTTGCGGCAGTTGTAAACAACATGGCCGTTACCGTCGAGAAGCTGTAAGGGGTGCGGCATGAAGGACGACCTGAAAGAATACAAGCAAAAACTGGAAAAGGAACTGTCTGCGTACATGGAACTGCCTGTGTCCGAACGCTCCGCTGCTGCCGTCCGAGGAATGGCGGAGTGCTGGGAGCAGGTCGATAAACTCGGTAAATGTATGTGTGGGTCCGCTGATTTTTCCAAAGAGGATGCTAAAGCATGGAATACCGACATGGAAAATGATGACGGCACCACCGGTGGGCATTGGACCGTTCAGCAGACCGCCCCCCTTGCGGCCAACGCCGGTGTCGTGTTTGCGCACATCACCGAGGATGACTGGAACGTAGCCATGAATATGATGTATTCGGACTACTGCTCCGTGGCGGCAAAGTATGGCGTAAACAAGCCTGAGTTCTTTGCGGATATGGCCAAGGCGTTCCTGTTTGACAAGGACGCGAAAGGCCCGAAAGAAAAGCTGTCTGTCTACTACCATGGAATTGTAGCGGTGTAATTTGTTAGTAACCAGTTAGTAACTGACGCGGGATATAACGGGATTTTGCAATTTCCCGTGCCAAAATACCCGCATACCACCGCTAAATTCCGCATAATGCCGCACAATACCGAATGTTTGCTATTGGGCTATAATTGACGTGCATGGGGTCACAGGTTCGAGTCCTGTACCGCGCACCAAAAAACTCCCGGTTTTGTAAGAAATCGGGAGTTTTTCTTTGCTTTTGCCGCAAAAAAGTTCCACCATTCTATATCTTGCTTTTTCTTGTTAGTAACGTGTTAGTAACACGCTATTTTTCACCAGCCGTGTCTACAGCTGCAATCAGTTCAGAAATGTCTGCGTGAACATAAATATTTGCCGTTGTGGAATAGTCGGCGTGGCCCAATATTTTTTGTAAAATCTCCGTGGCCATGCCTGATCTTCTGGCCCAGCTGGCGTAGGTGTGCCGGGTGGCATGCGGGGTTTTCCGCTCGATTTTGAGCTTTTCCAGTAACGGGTAGTAATCCCGTCGACGGAAATTTGCCGGTACCTGTTGGCCAGTATAGCCGGACAACAAGAGCGCACCCTTCGCCCTGGCGGCAAAGTATGCGAAGTATACCCGGCCCTCCGGCCTGATGGGGATGGCCCGGTTGCGCCCGGCGGCGGTCTTTTCTCCCCCGATGACATAGGTTTCGTGATAGTCGGCCAAAGGGAGACCGAAAAGCTCTCCGATTCTCATGCCCGTGTAAATTAGCATCAGGATAATTTTCGCGGTGTCGCTTCCGTTTTTCTCCAGCTTCTCAATGTCCGAATCGGAGAAGATTTCCTTTTCTTTTTTCATGTTTTCTGGCAGATGGATAAATTTTGCAAAGTTTGTTGTGGCAATTTCTTCCCGGATTGCCCATGCGGACATTTGCGTAACAAGCTGCTTGTACTTGCTGCATGTGCTGTGAGATTTATCCGCATATTTGTCCATGACTGCCTGGAAGTCTGCTGTCCGCAAGCTGCGGAATCTTGCATCGTGGAGCGGTTGGAACACGTCAAAAGCCCGGTTATATGACTCCACCCCACGGGGGCCTATTTCCTTATAGTGTTCCTCTTTCCAGGCTTCAAATACTTCCCTGAAGGTCATGTTATACCGCTCTGTCAAATCCTTCCCCGCCAAGCGCTCCAGAGCCTCCAGCGCGTCTTTTCGCGTGGGGTAATATCCTATAATCACCTTACTTTTTGCCGCCACCCACGGGCGGCTCCTTCGGCCTTGCAGTTTATAAACCGTGCCGGACCCGTTGGGCCTCTTGATGGCCCTGCGGGATTGTTTGGATTGCCGCTTTCCGCATGCTGGGCAAAACAGGGCGCCATCCGGCAAAACTCCACCGCACTTAACGCAGTTCATTGTATCCTCCTTTATATTGTGACATGGCCGCCCCATGTGGGACGGCCTTTTTTCACACTTTTTTGCGCAGGGCCATAGAGATGATGACCGATGAGGCTATCACAGCAGTGGCTGCTATGACAATAACAAACCACGCCACGGCGGTGGGCTGTCCGTTTCGGATAAGCCCTTGGGCCGTGATTTGCGAGTCAATAAACAGGTACGCCACCAGGCACATGGCCAGCACGGCGCACATACCAAGCAGGACGAAGATGACCGGCTTGCGAGTGCGCATTTGGTCCTTCTGTATGGCGTTTACTTCTTCCAGCCTTTTTACGTTACCGGACAAATGCGCGTTTTCCAGCTCCAGTTGATGTATCCTGGCCTGCATAGATTCCGGGTGATCTATAGGCTTGTCCAACCCGAACAGTTCGTCAAGCGACAGATCCAGCACCATGCACATGGCAACCGAGTTGTAGAGCTTCGGGTCCATTTGCGATCCGTCCAGGAGCTTTGACACGGCGGACTTTGACACGCCGGACAGATCCACGATGTCGCTGATGGTGTACCTTTTCTTTTCCTTTGCCTCGCGAATCTTTTTTGGGTATTGCTCAATGTTTCCCGCGATTTCCTGCAACGCAGACATAGTTATTCGCCTCCATAAAGTAGATTTCACCTGTGGCGGGACAGAATCTCAAGCGCGGGGACCATTTGCCCTACATCGGTCGCACGATTCCCCGGATTGCGCGTGGACAGGGGTTCGCAGAACTGCTATGCTTAAAACGTAGCAGACGACAGCCTGATGGGCTATCTGCTATATCGGCCCTGCCGCCCGGTGCGGGGGCGGCGGGGCCAACATAACTCAAGATCTATCCCTTTTTTTGCCTATTATAGGGCAACGCGGTATGCAATATTTGTCCTATTTGGGGGAATAGGTGAAAATATTTTTTTACGAGGGGGAAATAAATCGTGTGTTTTTGCGAAAAGTATGATATAATAGAACAAATGGACGAGTGCAGCAAGCGAGAACTATTCATAGCCGCCGTCCAGACACTCACACAGGAAGAACAAAGACGATTATGGAAGGAGTTAGAAAAACATGGAATTATCAAACGCAAAAGTCCTGATTGCATCTGACGGCGAAAAGACATTCGTCCTCGTAAATGGAACACCGCTTATCGGAGATAAGATTGACTTCAAATCTGATATGTGCGGTGTCCGGCTCAGTGTGTCTAATGCCCTGCTTACACCTAACCTGTACAAAGCCAGTGACTTTGCCGCATTTGTGAAAAACAAGTTAGGTTATGATCTGTCCGTCATGTAAATCCCACATGAGGACGGTTTCCGGGTCTTGCTTATCCATGTAGGCAATGCCCACATCCGTCAGGATAACACCACCAAAAGGCGAATACTCGGCATATCCGGCAGCACAAATCTCCTGTAACCCATCCTTTACTGCTTCTGGAATCGGCATGAAGAATGTGGAGTTTTGCTTCGACTGCCCGTATGCCCGGCGCTGGCAGTAATGCGTGTAGAGAGCTGCCAGCGCCTTTTTTGCACTCCTTGTCAGTTCAACGCCCATCGCTGCGCCTCCTCTGCTGAATCTCCACAAGCTTCTGCATCGCTTGAAGAATTTGGTCATCCGTCCAGTTTTCGGCTTGTTCTTCCCAATCCCTCATAGTCGGCACGAATCCCTCGGCATTTATGCCGGGGGCTTTTTTTATGCTTGGATCATCCGTTTCGCCCTTTAGCCACTCTACAGAAACATTGTATGTGCTTGCGATTTGATGGAGCTTCTTGGTATACGAAACGCTTGAACCATTTTCCCACATGGAGACGATGGAACCGTCGTTATACCCAATGCTTTTTGCGAATTTGGCTTTCTCCCCGTGAACATATTTCCCAGACTTATCTTTCGGGATAAGGCTCAACACTCTTTCCAGCACAATATCCATTTTCGAAACCTCAAATTTGTAAGATTTGCCGAAAGTTAAATTTCTTCAAGATTACTATTGCAAACTTGAAGTTCCTGAGGTATCATATAGACAAGCCCCAGAAAAAAGAGTACAAAAACACCAGCCCCCCATAACAGCGGCTTTAACAATTTCTTTTGGCAGAGTCATTGTAACGCGGTTTGGGCGGCGTGTCAAGTATGAAGTCTCACGTTTGTGAGGCCCGGGGCAATGACTGCGGCGGGGATAGAAATGCCCCGACCGTGCTGTTCCACGGTCGGGGTTTCCCCAAATTTGTTCACCAGAACACCCTTGCAACCTTCCGCACCGTCGGCGTGAGTTTGATACCTGCTTCACTGCATGACCCGACAGTGGCAAGCTGCGTTTTTTTACACGCTTCACTGCGTGGACGCTTGCCGGTTCTACGAGAGGTACACGATGAAACAGCCGTGCTTCTTGGGGGTGCCGCTCACTTTTGCGGGATGGGTTCCGCAAAGCCCATTTGCATCACGCCGTGTCCCCACGGTCTGGAACGGGCAAGGTCAAAAGTTTGGTCAAAAGGCCACCTCCTTTGATTTTGCCACAAGGGCTATCAAAAGGGTACCACATTTCCCCGCCGCAGTCAATGAAAACTCACACATTTAGAGAGGAGGCAGACGCATTTGACGCTGAGAGAACTCCGGGAGAATGCCGGAGTAACCCGGGCACAGGTCAGCAAGAAACTGAATGTTGACCTGTCTTGCTTGTCCCACTGGGAAGTGGGCGACTGGAAACCCGGGAGGAAGTACCACAAGGCGCTGGCCAAACTGTACGGATGCACCGTGGACGAGCTTCTGGCTGGAGACTCGGAGAAGTAAGAAAGGAGGACAGTTAAGTGATAAATTGGATGATCCTGTGCGCGGCCTTGGTTGTAATCTGCGTGGTGGCGTTTGTGCTTGAGTGCAGAGAATCCTACGGATGGACACTCGCGGTCGGGGTTGTATCTGCCATCGGAGCAGGCGTAATCCTGATGTGCTGCCCGATTATGCGTATCTCAAACAACTCCGATTGCAGCGTGTTCGCACAGCAAAAAGCTTACATCGAATCCCATATTGCGGAGAACGCAGTAGAGGACGCGGCGCTTACCGCCAAGAAGATCGAGCTGAACGACTGGCTTTTTGAGGCTCAGTACAGCAAGGCCCGCTATGGCTCCTGGTCCCTGTACCCGGATACGGTGATGGACCTGGAACCGATTGAGTAACAAAAAATGCCCCGCCAGGCGGCAACCTGACGGGGCGGCGAAGAAGCATTGGCAAGGATTCTTCACGGGTATTATACCACACCCGCGAAGCAATTGCAAGGAGGAAAGTATGGTAAAAACTATGACAATCGACGAGGCCGCAAAGTACCTGCGGGAAAACGGCGTCAAAATCTCCAAGGAGACACTTTCCGACGGGATTCAGGCTGAAAAACTGCCGTTCGGTGTGTGCATCGAGACCGGCCGCAGCCGGGTGTTTATGATTTTCAAGCGGCTTGTTGACAAGTGGCTTGAGGAAAGGGAGGAAATCTGATGAAGGCATATAAGGGGTTTGACAAGCGCCTGAGATGCCGTGGTTTTCAGTATGAGGTAGGCAAAGAATATCAGGAGCCGGAAGCGTCGCTGTGCCACAAGGGATTCCACGCCTGTGAAAATCCGCTGGATACGTTCCGGTACTACCCGCCAACGGAATCCCGCTATTGCGAGGTGGAGATCGAGGCCAACGGGCAGCGCAGCAGCGAAGACTCCAAGGTGTGCGGCGAGAAAATCGAGATCGGCGCGGAGATCGGCGTGAATGGCGTAATCAACGCCGGTGTGCGGTTTATTTTTGAAAAATGCAAGAATGCAACTGAGAAACATGCCTTTGGCGTGTGTGGCAACTCCGCCGCATCGGGCGTGTGTGGCAACTCCGCCGCATCTGGCTCGTGTGGCAACGCCGCCGCATCGGGCGAGAGGGGCAACGCCGCCGCATCGTGCGCGAGGGGCAACGCCGCCGCATCGGGCTCGTGTGGCAACGCCGCCGCATCTGGCTCGTGTGGCAACGCCGCCGCATCTAGCTGGAGTGGCATCGCCGCCGCATCTGGCTCGTATGGCAACGCCGCCGCATCGGGCGAGAGGGGCAACGCCGCCGCATCGGGCGTGTGTGGCAACGCCGCCGCATCTGGCTCGTGTGGCAACGCCGCCGCATCTGGCTGGAGTGGCAACGCCGCCGCATCTGGCTCGTGTGGCATCGCCGCCGCAGCTGGCTCGTATGGCAACGCCGCCGCATCTGGCTCGTGTGGCAACGCCGCCGCATCGGGCGTGAGGGGCACTGCTACCGCCACCGGGAGTGATGGCAGAGCATCCGCCCTCGGGGAACAGTGCATTGCGGTGGCGTGGGGCAGTAATAGCCTCGCAAAAGGCGCACTCGGAAACTGGATCGTAGTTTCCGAGCATGCCAGCGGCGGTATCGTTGATGCCAAGCTGGCCCAGGTTGATGGAGAGATCATCAAAGCGGATACCTGGTACACCCTGAGACACGGCAAGATCGTGGAGGTGGCGGAATGACGATTGCATGGATTTTCTGCTACATCGGCGTGGGCACAGCAGTAACCTGGTTCATGCGGATGGTGGACTGGATTGACCGGGAGGACGAGCGATGAGAAATCGCCTATCACCCGCCGACATCTCCGCCGCCCTGCGGGCTTGCGTAGAGCCTGGCAAACCGTGCCCCAGAACGTGCCCCTACGCCGACCCCCACAAGGACGGGACCTGTATCAGGCAACTCTGCCGGGATGCCGCAGATGCCATAGACAACCAGCACACGCACATCAAGGCCCTGATTAGGTGCAACGACGCACACCGCGAGATGGTAGCGCAGGCCCCGAAGCCCCCAGCCAAGCGGGGCGAAATGGTGGAAGCTCTGGACGCTATCGAAACCGGCATGACCCGGCTGGCCATGTCCCGGGATATCTGGCAGAACAATCTGGTGTATACCCTGTGCCAGGGTGTGCGGCTCCTGCTGGAGGACCGCATCAAGAATCGGGGTGCGCGATGAGGGTATATCAGTACTGCACCCGGGACAGGTTCCGCCTGCCAATCCATCAGGCAGACAGCCTGGAAGAGCTGGCAGACCTGGTTGGCATTAAGCACGCAAGCGCAAAGCGCGGATTCTACCGGGTATACACGGGCAAAACCAAGGATAGTCGGTGGGGCTATGTTGATATCCCGGACGATGACGAGGAGGACGAATGATGTACATCTGCGACAACTGCCACGCGGCGTTTGATACCCCGCGCGTGGAGCATGAGGAGTCCGCGGAATACGGCCCCAGCACGGCATTCTACTGCCCCCGCTGTGGCTTTGAGATGGGCAATCCCAGTGAGTACCTGGCCGATGAGTGCCCGGTATGCCACAGTCTCAAAAATCGTGATGACCGGGTGTGCCACAAGTGCGGCCAGCGCGTTCGTGGCCTGCTGAAGTTGTTTCTACACGATCTCTCGCGGGATGAGCGCGAGTACCTGGCCGACCTGATCGAGGGGTGCAGCCTCGACCGTATGATCGTCGGGGCGGAAGTCCCCGCGGAGTAATAGAAGGAGGAAACGAAATGGCACTTAAGCCGTTTAATGAACTGGTTAAGGTGGACGTGCTCCCCTACTGTGATACCAGAGATGCAAAGGACGAGAGCGGCAGAACAATCAAGGTCCCCTATCTTAGCTGGGCGAAGTGCGCAAAGCTGTTGCATGATAATGGCGCGGAAAGCGTATGGTACGCGCCCTGCCAGTGCCCCGAAACAAAGAGCTACCTCTGGCCCCAGCACACCGTGACAAACAGCAAGGGCCGCACCACGGAATGCTGGTTTGTCCGCGTTGAAATTCATATCGACGACGTGAATTTCGCATACGATATGCCCCTGCTGAACGGATCGCTGGTGGTATACGAAGATACGTTGAACCAGCTCCGCATCAATAATGCATTGGCGCGGGCGTTTGTCAAGGGTGTGGCCGTGCGCACCGGCCTTGGATTTGACCTCTGGGCGGAGGGCGATACTGACGACGGTGCAGACGATTTGAGCCGCCACAGCATCTACGCAATTAAGGAGCGCCTGGAACGGTTGCTTACGGCGAAAGAGCAGGGCGGTATGAGCCACCGCGACGTTCTGGCGGGGCTTAACATCAACGACAAGCAGCTTGCAACCATGATCGGGTGGTTCGACAGGCTGGCAAACCTGGAGAAGGCGGTGGAGAGCCTGTGATTTCCAACCACGACCGCAGCGGCTGGATAGGCGCGTCTGACACGGCCATGGTAATGGGCAATTGGGACACCGAAACGTTCCGCCGCTGGTGGGCGACAAAAATCGGAATCCGTAGGGATAGTTTCTCGACGCCTGCAATGCGGGCTGGGACAGCGTATGAGCATAAAATCCTGGACGCAATCGGCGTTAAGACTCGGGACCGGCAGATACGGCGCAGAGATTTGCGCCTCCGAGTAAACTACGACGGCGAAACAAGGGACTGCATCGCAGAAGTGAAAACGCACCAGAAAGATGCATTCCGCGTAACAAAGCCCTATTGGATGCAATGCCAAGTGGAAATGTTTGCCAGCTACGGCGCGTTCCAGAAGCGGAAATCATGCATTATCGTTGCGTACCGGGTTACGCCGGACGAGCTGTGCAACTTCTACCTTCCTATCGATGTGCACCGGCTTTCTTTCCACCGAGTGAATTACGACGCCGAATGGATTAATACCAAGTATCTCCCACGATTGAGATACCTTGCAAAATGCCTGACATCGGGGTCCTGGCCCAAATTGGAGGATTGCCCATGATACAGGTTGATGTTTCCGCCGTCCGCTGGCAACAGGACAGCGATGGGGCGTGGCTGTCCCTGCGGGTGCAGTCCCCACAGGTGGCCATGAACGCCTGCGACGAGTATCAGGCCGATAAAGAGCACGTCGCCCAAATCAGGCGCAAGGGCCGGAGCCTCGATGCGAACGCCTACTGTTGGGTGCTCCTGGACAAGCTGGCCGCGCACTACAACCTCCCCCGGGAAGCGATATACCGGGAGGAGATCAAGACCATCGGCGGCGTGAGCGACGTGCTGTGCATGGTGGAGCGGGCCGCAGATGATTTCATCCGCCGCTGGACGGCGCAGGGTATCGGGTGGATGGCCGAGCAAGGCCGCAGCAAGATCCCTGGGTGTGTGAACGTGACGGTATGGTACGGCTCCAGCTCTTACGATACAGAGCAAATGAGCCGGTTGATCGACCAGATTGTATCGGACTGCGAGTCCGCCGGAATCGAGCATCTGCCGCCCCAGAAGCTGGCGGCGATGAAGCAGAAATGGGGGCGAGACGATGGGCAGTAAAGCGAAAGACATGGCGGGCCAGCGGTTTGGGATGCTCGTTGCTTTGCGCCGCGATGGCACCAGCCCGAATGGCTGCGCCAAATGGGAGTGCCGATGTGATTGCGGCAAGATCATCCACGTAGACTCGACCCGTCTCCGCAAGGGCCGTGCGCGGCACTGCGGATGCCAGTACGCACCGCAACCTACGCCGCCCATCACATGGCACGGCGAGACGCGGACCATCAGCGAGTGGACGGCCATCACGCAAATCCCCGCAAAACTCATCCGCAGCCGGATGGTGGCCGGATGGCCCGCAGACGAGATATTTGGCGATGGGCGGAAAACACAGCCCTGTTGGGGCTGTAAACACGCCTGCGGCGGCTGTTCCTGGAGCCAGAGCTTTACCCCCGTCCCCGGTTGGGACGCCGTAGAGACATCCGTAGACCCCAGCAAATGCGGAGGCGCATACAAATCCTATCAGATCGAAAAGTGCCCGGAGTTTGAACCGGACGAACCGAGGTGATTACATGGAACGCAGATGTTTCATCTGCGGCAGGAACGGGGCGGACGACCCGCTGGAACGCCATCATATTTTCGGTGGGCCATACCGGACTAAGAGCGAAAAATATGGCGCTGTGGTATGGCTGTGCGGCGACAGGTGCCACCGCAACGGAAAAACCGCCGTGCACCGCAACGGGGACCAGATGCGCAGACTGCGCCGGTATGGCCAGCTGACCATCATGCGTGACCAGGGATGGACGGAGGACGACTTCCGCCGTGAATTTGGGAAATCTTACATTTAGGAGGACGACATGGACAAGAAAATGCTTTACACCCGCCTGGAAACGGCCCGGATGCTGAGTATCAGCCCGGATATGCTGGACGAGCTCCGGCGTGACGGGGTGCTCCAGGGATATCATGTGGCCCGGGGCAATCCCCGGGTGTACTTCAAGGCCGCCGACATTGAGAAGTACACGGAGCGGCTGGAGGTGGCGGAATGCTGAACAAGATCATCATCATGGGCCGGTTGACCCGGGACCCCGAGATGCGCCACACCCAGACCGGCACCGCCGTCGCTTCCCTCACCCTGGCCTGTGACCGGGATTTCAAGCCCCAGAACGGCGAGAAGGAGACCGATTTCATCGACGTGGTGGTGTGGGGCAAGACGGCAGAGTTTTCCGCCAACTACTTCACCAAGGGCCGCATGGCCATCGTAGAGGGCCGCCTGCAGGTCCGAAACTGGCAGGACAAGGACGGCAACAAGTGCAAGACCACCGAGGTGGTGGCCGACCGGATGTACTTCGGCGACTCCAAGCAGGAGGGCAAGAAACAGCCCGCACCCGCCGACGATTTCTGCGAAATCGAGGACGACGGCGACCTGCCGTTCTAAGGGTGGAGACGGAGGTGAACAATGAAATTTGATGTGATTATCCATAACGCAAACGACATCCAGGATATTTTTTCGGACCCCGACGGGAACGACGCAATCCAGGTTGACGGGCTGGCCGAGGACGAGGCTGTAGATTTGTCCAGAATCCTGACGAACCACAACGTGGGCGTTTGCGTGTTTCCGCACAAGGAGTAAACGACATGAGCGCTTGCTATGTCAAAGCCTATTTTGACTGGATAGAGCAAACAGCCGCCCTGTCAGATGCCGAGCGAGGGAGACTATTTATCGCCATACTGGAATATGCGCGGTCAGGTCTCGATCCAAAACTCGACGGGCGAGAGGGTATTCTGTTTCCGGTATTCAAGTCCACGATAGACCGAGACACCCAAAAATCCGCCAAGCTCTCTGAGAACGGGGCAAAGGGCGGCAGGGGCAATAAAGCCGCTGAAAGCAAACAAAAGCAAAATAAAGCAAACGAAAGCAAAGCAAAGCCTAACATAAGACATAAGACAGAAGAAAAAGACAAAGAAATAATAATCCCTCACTACGTTCGGGATTATTGCGCGGAGTCGAAAACGCCTCCCGCGCCGTCGGTCGTCGAGCTTCCGCTGAATGATGGGGATAGCTATCCCGTAACGCAAGAACAGATTGCAGAGTGGGGAAGCCTTTACCCGGCTGTTGACGTTATGCAACAGCTCCGGGCCATGAAAGGCTGGCTCAATGCCAACCCGGCAAAGCGCAAAACAAGGCGCGGGATTCTCCGGTTCGTGAATGGCTGGCTTTCCAGGGAGCAGGACCGTGGGCGTGGAGCACCGGCGAAACCAGCCGAACCAGTACGCAAGTACAACCACGACACCGGCAAGTGGGAAATCGTGGAGGGCTGACATGGATGCTTTTCTATGCGAGTACAGCACCATCGGCGCTCTGCTGATCGACCCTGAGGCATACCCGGAAGCCGCAGAGCTTCGCCCGGATGATTTCCTGCACCCGGCCTTTGCCGCTGTGTTCCGCGCCATACAGCGCCGGAACGACGCCGGGGAACCGGCGGATGTAGCGACCGTCCGGGATGAAGCCGCCCGGGAATGCGAGGGGGTCACGAACGATCTCCTGATACAGTGCATGGAAGTGGTTTCATCCTCCGCCGTCCTGCCTGAGTATGTCCGGGGCGTCAAGGACGCTTCTCTGGGCCGTCGGCTGCGTGATTTGGGCGAGGAATTGATAAATGCCGACATTGCCCCACAGGAAGCCTTGCAGCACGTTTCAGAAACGGTGGGTGAACTTACCCTCGCAGCGTCAACAAAACGCGTGGTGAGCCTTGCAGAGGCCATTACGGGCCTAAAGACGCACGTGGACGAAAGTTACACCGCAAAAGAGCGGCCATTTTGCCGCACGGGGCTGAGAAACTACGACAAAATGCTGGGTGGCGGGTACATCAACGGCGGGATGCATATCATCGCCGCTCGGCCAGCGGTGGGCAAGTCCGCCGTGGCCATGCAAATCGCACTCAGCGCCGCACAGCGCGGAACGAAAGTGCTGTATATCTCCCTGGAGATGGATCCGGAGGACTGCGCCGCGAGGATCACGGCAAATGCGGCGGGTATGTCCTCACGCAAGCTGATCTTCGGCGCGGCCCTCCCTGAGGACGAATATGCCAAGTTTGCGCAGGGTGCGGCGGAATGCGCCGACCTCCCGCTGCTGTTTAACAAGCGGCCAAACATGTACATGGGCGACGTTACAGCGCTGGCTTACAAAGAGCGCCCGGGGCTGATTATCCTGGACCACCTGGGACTGATGGAGCTTGAGAACAAACGCATGACGCTGTACGAGGCGACCACACGCAACAGCCGGGCGCTGAAAATGCTTGCCATGCGCCTAAAAATCCCGGTGGTGGTGCTCTGCCAGCTTAACAGAGCCGCCGCAAGCGATCGGAGCGGGAGCTTCCGGGCCACCATGGCGAACCTTCGAGAGTCCGGGGCAATTGAGCAGGACGCGGACACGGTGACGCTACTGCACCGCCCGCCGACAGAATCGGACGGGAATCCGTGGGATCCGGTGATGCTCCAGCTGTACCTGGACAAAAACCGGCGAGGCCCCACCGGCATGGTGGAGGCGACATTCTTCCCGGCTACTGGCCGGATAGCCGATTGAGGAGGGAAAACGTGCGAAAAATCGTGATACCCATCGCGCCGGTGACAAAGAAAAATCACCAGCGCATTGTGCGAGGACGGTATGGTGCGCCGATGGTCATTCCGTCCGCACAGTACGAGGCGTACCAGCAGGCCGCCGCATGGCATTGCAAGGGCGGCGAAACCATCGCAGAACCGGTGGAGGTTAAGTGCCTGTTTTATATGCCCACCCGGCGCAAGGTGGACTTAACCAACCTGTTGGAGGCCATCGACGACATCCTGGTGTATGCCGGGACCCTGTCGGATGACAACAGCAGTATCATCGTGTCGCACGACGGGAGCCGGGTTCTGTACGACAAGGAAAACCCCCGGACGGAGGTGTATATCAGCCGGTATGAATGACTTTGACTACGATTGCATGCAGAAAAAGCGCGTTGCGCGAGGCGCGTTTGCGCATATCAGCCGAAAGCGCGGCGGGTGTACACTGCCCAGCGACAACCTGACCGCGAAGCAAAGAAGGGAGAAAAATGGAGAAGCGAAAAGCTACAACATCACCCGACCCATGCCGTGGCCGGAATTCAAGGCACTGCCGGAGGACCTGAAACGCGAGTTCTTCCGCAACATGCAGGGATTTGGCGGTACCGCAAAATGGCTGGCGGATGAAATGGGCACGTCAGACATGACCGTAAGAGCCGCCGCAAAAGCCGTCGGGATACCGTTTGTGCGCGGAAATGGGAATTTGCTACTGTGGAACCGGAAGGTTGCAGAGTGGGCGAACGCCGAACAGCAGACTGCCGCAGAGACGCCCGCCGAAGAACCTAAGGCTCAGGAATCCGGGAAGAGATTGATTCTGGAGCATGCCCGCATGGAGTTTAACTATACCAGCTTTACGGACCTGGCGATGTTCCTGCGGGTAGCGGTGCCGGAGAGCGGCAAGGTGACGGTGGAATGGTGAGCGACTATCTCAAGTTCCTGCGCTCCAAGATCGTCTTGGCCAAGAAAAGCGGATTCGACGTTGACCCTGGGAAGATCAACCCGGCTCTGAAACCGCACCAGCGGGATTCTGTAATCTGGGCGCTGCGAGGCGGACGGCGGGCGCTGTTCCAGTCGTTCGGCCTGGGTAAAACGGTGCAGGAAATCGAATTTTGCCACCAGGCGGTGGCACACGATGGAGGCAGGGCGCTTATCGTGCTCCCGCTGGGTGTGCGGCAGGAGTTTGCCCGTGACGCGGAAACCATCTTGGGCTACCCGGCCCCGGTATACATCACCAAGATGCAGGACTTGGCCGGAACAGATGCTGAGATCGTCATGACAAACTATGAGCGGGTGCGCGATGGAGACATCGACCCGACGCAGTTCACGGCCGTAGCGCTGGATGAAGCGTCCGTGCTGCGCAGCTTCGGGAGCAAGACATATCAAACCTTCCTGCCCAAGTTCTTGGGCGTGAAGTATAAACTGGTCTGCACGGCCACACCATCGCCCAATCGGTACAAGGAGCTTATCCACTATGCTGGATATCTGGAGATCATGGACACGGGGCAGGCCCTGACACGGTTTTTTCAGCGCGACAGCACCAAGGCAAACAACCTTACCCTGTACCCGCACAAAGAAGATGAATTCTGGCTCTGGGTATCTTCGTGGGCGCTGTTCGTGGGGAAGCCCTCCGATTTAGGATATGACGATACCGGGTATGACCTTCCCCCGTTGGACGTCCGGGTGCATATCGTCCCGGACAACTATGGCACGGAAACGGACCGGGACGGGCAATACAAGATGATGAACGACGCGGCAACATCTCTGGCAGAGGCCGCGCGGGAAAAGCGTGACAGCATTCAGCGGCGCGTCGCCGTAGCCAAAGAAATCGTAGACAGCGACCCCGAAGCGCATTTCGTCCTGTGGCATGATCTGGAAGCGGAGCGCCACGAAATCAAGAAAGCCCTGCCGGAAACCGTGGACATCTTCGGCAGCATGGACTACGACGAGCGAGAGCGCCGGGTAATAGATTTTTCGGAAGGGCGAACGCGATTGTTTGCGACGAAAAAGAGCCTGTCCGGCTCCGGGTGCAATTTCCAGAGGCACTGCCACCGGGCTATCTTCATTGGGATTGACTATGAGTTCAACGATTTTATTCAGGCAATCCACCGAATTTACAGGTTCCTGCAAACGGAACAGGTGATTATCGACATCATATACACAGAAGCGGAGGACCCCATCTACCGTGTCCTGATGCAGAAGTGGAAGCAACACAACGACATGCAGGCACGAATGCGGGAGATCGTCCAGAAATACGGGCTTTCCGGTGAGGCACAGACGGAGAAAATGAGCCGGAGCATAGGAGTTGAAAGAGTGGAAATCAAGGGAAAGAATTTCATCGCCGTGAATAACGACTGCGTAGAGGAAACGGCGAAGATGGCGGAAAACAGCGTGGACCTTATTGTGACCAGTATCCCGTTTTCCAACCACTATGAGTACACACCCAGCTACAACGACTTTGGGCACAACGAGGACACCAAGCGGTTTTTCGAACAGATGGACTATCTGTCCCCCAACCTGCTGAAGGTGCTGAAGCCTGGGCGGGTGTTCTGCTGCCACGTAAAGGATCGGGTGCTGTTTGGCAACGCCACCGGGATGGGAATGCCAACCATGGAACCGTTCCACGCGATGTGCATCCGGCACTATATGCAGCACGGATTTGCCTATTTCGGCATGATTACCGTGGTAACGGACGTGGTGAGGGAAAACAACCAGACATACCGGCTGGGCTGGACGGAACAGTGCAAGGACGGTTCAAAGATGGGCGTAGGGTGCCCCGAATACATTTTGCTGTTCCGCAAGCTCCCCACGGACAAAAGTAAAGCTTACGCCGACGAAAAAGTTGCAAAAAGCAAGGACGAGTATACCCGGGCACAGTGGCAGATCGACGCGCACGGGTTCTGGCGCTCATCCGGCGACCGGCTCATGACCAAAGAAGAGATCATGGCCATGGACACAGGGAAGATTCAGGCGGCATACCGGAAGTACAGCCGAGGGACCGTGTACGATTACGCGGAACATGTCCGCATGGCGAAGGAACTGGACGCAGAGGACAAACTGCCCGCCACGTTCATGGTGGTAGCCCCCGGAAGCTGGACAGACCAAGTATGGGACGATATCAACCGGATGCGAACCTTAAACACCACGCAGAGCCAGCGGCGGCAGCAAATGCACGTTTGCCCGCTCCAGTTGGATATTGTAGACAGGCTTATCAATCGCTACAGCAATCCTGGGGAATTGGTACTGGACCCCTTCGGCGGACTTGGCACTGTCGCCCTGGAGGCGATGAAGGCCGGGCGGCGCGGGTATACCATCGAGCTGAACAACGGGTATTTCCGCGATGCTGTGGGTTATCTCAAGGAGTACGAGAGGGAGGACGTGAACATTTCCCTTTTCGACCTAATGGGAGTATGAAATGGCAGATAATAAGCACACAAAAGGCGATCTTCAGCAGATGCAGGCCGTGCCGCTGGCCGGAAAAATCCTGATGACCAAGCGCAGAATCCGCGAATGGTATGACTACTTTGATGGACAAGTCTATGTTTCTTTCAGCGGCGGCAAGGACAGCACGGTTCTAAAGCACATCGTTGATTCCATGTACTCCGATGTTCCGGCAGTGTTCGTCAATACCGGGCTTGAATATCCAGAAATTCAGCGGTTTGTCCGGGAGGTCAAGGCTGGAAAATATGACTGCTTCAACGATGACGTTGATATTCTCCGCCCCGAAATGCGGTTTGATGAAGTCATCAGGAAGTACGGGTATCCTGTCGGCAGCAAACGTATTGCCTTGAATATCGAGTATGGGAGGATGGCCAAAAATCGTGGAGATATGCGGCGATACCAAGAATATATTCACGGCGTTCGGTTGGGGAAGGAAGATGGTAACGAATATATATTCATGCCTGTTCCACAGCAGTTGATGCCGTTGGTCGATTCCGATATTAAAGTGTCGAATAGGTGTTGCGATGTGATGAAAAAGAATCCGCTGCACAAATATCAGGCAGAAACAGGGAGAAAAACGATCATTGCAACTATGGCTTGTGAAAGTAAGCAAAGGGCAGACGGATGGATGAAAACAGGGTGCAACGCCTTTGAATCGAAAGACCCAAAATCTAAGCCACTTTCCTTCTGGACGGAACAGGACGTCTTGCATTATATCAAGGAATTCAACGTCCCGTATTGCCCGGTATACGGCGAAATCAAGATTGATGACAATCCAGAATTTGAAGGGCAAATGAATTGGATTGATTTTCTTGGATGCTATGAGCCGCAAGACCGACTTACCACAACAGGATGTAACCGCACAGGCTGTATGTTCGACCACGACTATTTGGGCAACGAGTACAAAAAGAGTGCACAGGTGACCCGCTGCGGAAATGCCGTGTGCCCGCCCATGGCAACGGCCCTGGTGAGGGCAAACCTCCCGGAGTGGTGCGGGGCGGAGATCACGACCATGGCACAGTTGACAGACTGTGTGGCGGTGTGAAAGGAGGACCCCATGAAACCATCGTGTGAAGAGATTGCCGCAACCCTGCGCGAATATGCAGAATGGGCCGATGCGAATATCTACGAAGTACCTATTATGCTGCCGGACGATTTGAGAACGGCGGCTGATATGCTGGAGAAAGGAGAATGATATGGACGCTGTGAAGTTTGTGGAGGCGCGACGCCGGATGTTTGCTCGGACGGGCGAACATCCTAAGAACAGCATGTTTTACATGGACACTCCGGCAGAAGAAGTGGTCCGAGAAGTGGAAGAATGGGCAACTGCGCACCCTCGCAAGACGCGTCAGAGCGTGTTTCTGAAAATGTTTCCGAATGTGATTCTGAATGATAAAGGACAGCCTAGTTTCTGCCCAAGGACGTTGGACACCGCATACCATCCGGTTGAAGGCTGCGCCCTCGACGTCGATATTTGCCAAAGATGTAAGGATAAGTTCTGGATGCAGGAGGTGGAGTGAATGAACGATATCACACGCCAGCCCTGGGCTGAATGGCTGGAAAACTCCCTGAGAACGGTAGTGGACATTGAACCGGTATGCCTGTGTATTGCAGCAACAAAGCCGGATGGGACCGTTTTTACCGGATATTACAACGCCGATGCAACGGATAAGGCCGTGTTTGCGCACAATATCCAGAGCGATGTGACCATGGATATCATCCGGGAGAACATCGGGAAAATCGAGGAGATGCTTGAGGAGAATGACGATGGATAAGCTAAAACCGTGCCCGTTCTGTGGGGGCGAGGCAAGAGTGTTTGAAGAGCGGGGGCTGACAACAACGCGGTTCTACGTTCGATGCACGAGGTGTTTCTGCAACACAGGCACATACAACAGCTGGAAACTGGTTATTGAGAAATGGAACAGGCGGGTGAGCCAGGAGGTGGCTGCTATCCTGCGCCCTATCCCAATTGCCAACGTGCAGGGGATTGGATTCCCCATCCCGTGCAGTGGTGTTGAGGAGCATTCAAATGGCCCAGACGTGGGCGCGAAAGCGACGTGGGTGTTTCGGGTGCTTGACGTGCCCGCGCAGACTATCCAGCTTCTGCGGGCCATGGGGGCCGAAGTGGACAGCGGGATATCGCTATCAGTATGCGGGACAGGGTACAAACCGTACTATGTGGGCGATATCACCGGCGAGTATTGTAGCCTGATCGAGATGGGCGCACATGACGAGCCGGTAATCTGCAAAATGTTAGGGGGCGCAACATGACCGATTACATCAACAGAAGGGACTCTATCAGAGATTTTGAGCGGTGGATGCCTGTGCGGGAGCGGTTACCGGAGAACGCAGGGCATCCGGGCGCACTCTGCCCAGTGTATTTGGTGGCGACTAAATATGGTGTTACCGAGGGATGGTATAACCCTGATGCAAGAGGTTGGTTTATCATCGTGAAACGCTTAATCGGCCTATACGACGGAGAATGCGACATCGACTTCGAGCGTGGGGATGTCGTGCGCGTGGAGTATGCAAAGGATGGCATCGTCACTCACTGGATGCCCCTGCCGCCAGTACCGGATGTGGATGATGATTGAGTACATTAAGCGGGCCGCTGCTGTAAAGGTAGTTTTGCGGGAACGAAAACCAACAAACAGTGTGGCGCAAAATCGCATGTTATCTATTATCCAGCGGGATATGTTGACCATGCCCGCCGCTGATGTGGCCCCGGTGGTGCATGGACGATGGAGGGAATCCGGCCCTTTGCTGGAATGACAATCCTGCGGAGAGAGTTATTCAAGGCTTGGAGGAAATGCCGGGAAATTGTGGAATTACTGCCCCAACTGCGGCGCAAAGATGGACGGAGGTGCTGAAAACGGCTGAATATCATGTTGGATGCGGCGCGTTTGGGATATACGCGGGTACATTAAACAGCAAGAACAAGAACCTATGGCAGAACAAAACGGAGTGCACCGATGAAGCCTTATGTGCTGTGCGCGACTATTTAATACAGGAATGTCTTGGTGGTCTGCACGGTGACAAGTCCTCTGGCGGCTATGAGTGGACGCTAAAAGACGGGAGAGTTGTCAAACTGCTTGTGGTGATTGTGGACGGAGGTGGCAGCGATGCGGCTGATTGACGCTGATGAAGCATTGAGACTGTTTGGCGAAGAATACGAGAAAACGAAAGAATTGATACACAACGGTGAAACTCAGCTTGATAGTCTTGCCGAGGGATTTACAGAAGCACATCACATAATCAAGTATGTTCTTCCAACCGTGGATGCAGTGCCGGTGGTGCGGTGCAAAGATTGCGAGAACAGCTACTACGCTGTGGATGATCTGATATGCTCCTACGGCCCGTGCGTGGATTGCCCCGTGTCTCCAGATTTCTGGTGCGCGAATGGCAGACGGAGGGAGGATTATGATGCCCAAGACTAACCCCCGCAGAATCCCCCGCACACAGGCCGACGTAGACAAAGCCTACAGCAACGGCATTGTGGAGGGCCTGAACCGTGGAATAGATCTGATGCTATACGTTCTGATCGATAAGCACGACGCGCCGATGGACGATGTGCGGCAGCTTGCCGGTGAATTGAACCACGCAGCTCAGTTCGTGGCGGAAGGGTACGTTACCTGGGCAGATATCCGGCAGATGCTCAAAGAGTACGGCGTTGAGACGGCGCTGGAATAGGAGGTGCTACATGAGCAACAAATACTCGCTCCCCTACGATATCCGCATGGAGTGTATCGCCTACGTCAGGGGCTATCCCCGCCGGGTCCGCGCGTACAACGCGGCCCGGGAAGAAGTGTTGGAGTCGTCGGCCTATGCCATGTCTGGTATGCCGCATAGCCCCGGTAACAGCAGGATAGCCGAACGCAAGGCGGAACGGCTGACGATCATTGAGAGCTGGCCGGAAACGAAGAAAATGCGGGCCGTGGAATACGCCATGGACAACGTAGGCCGCGATATCGCCAATGAGAACGTGCGGCGCAAGCTGGTATGGGCGATCATGCGGAATTGCGACAGCCAGAAACAGTACCCCATCGAGATGATATCCCCAGCCGGGATAAGCCCACGCACATTCCGGCGGCAAAAAGATAAATTCCTGTGGCTGATTGCGCAAAACGCGAAAATTATTGAAAATGTGGCCCCAAACCACGTTTCAGGTGGTGTAAAATAGTATCATCGGAGAGTGGAACCAATCAGCCCACGACCCGAAATTTCATTTTTCTCCTCTTTCTTTCCTCCATAGGTTAAGGCACGGCCGGTAATGGGTGCCTCCGCGCAAGCGGCCCCGCAAGGGCGTTACCGGTATGCAGACACTCACGGGATATCTCGCGGGTGTCTGTTTTTATGCGGGTGTAGCCAAAAGGTAAGGCACGGGACTTTGACTCCCGTATGTGCTGGTTCGAGTCCAGCCGCCCGTTCCAAAAGATAGTAGGAGTGCCCAATTGGGCGGGTGAACTTGTGTCATACACAGCGCAGAGGTGGGAGCGCGGCACATAAACAGGAGGAGTTATGAAAATCATTAAGCACGGGAACCGAGATAAATTTGCGCGGGCAGAATGCCCAACGTGCGGGTGCGTATTCGAGTTCAATACGTGCAAAAAGGTTGAACGCGACTACATGACCGGTAGAACGATTGTCCGACCGGCAGATGCGTATGTCATGTGCCCGGAGTGTGACGGATTATTTGAAATCACCCCAAATATGTTAAAACGGGAAGAAGGTGACATAGATGGCAAGTAAAATCACGCAAGCTATGAGAGAGCAAGTCCTTGCCGACTATGACGCATGTAAGCATATAGCGACTGTAGCAAAGCAGAACGGGCTTTCTGAGCCGACTATCCGCAAGATCATCGTGCAAGAACGCGGAGAGAATGCCATCTCACACACCAGGGGCGCGGCATCAGCGTCTGTTACGGCCAGGTGTACTGCAACAAATGAAGAAATCTCGCAAATTGTTAGGGAATCATTCCAATACTTCAAAAGGTCATGCGTAAAAACCGATGAAGAATGCGCCGATAAGCTCAACGACTATTTCCAACAGTGTGTAGAGGAAGGACAAATCCCCACGGTGGAGGATATGTGCCTCGCTCTCGGGGCCGTAACTCAAACGGTTTTGGACTGGCAAAAGGGATCAATGGGCCCCGTGAGGGCTGGCATGATAAAAAAAGCCAAACAAATTTTGGCCGGAATCGATGCAAAACTGGTCTCACAGGGGAAAATTCCGCAGATTACGTACATTTTCCGCGCGAAGAACTTTTTCGGCATGACCGACAAGCAAGAAGTCGTTCTCACGCCCAACAATCCCCTTGGGGCAGAAACGCCGCCCGAAGAACTCCAGAAGAAGTACATCGAGGCGGCGTCTTGCGACTATGAAAACTGATTTTTTTAGCGACTATTCAGCAACTTTCGGAACAGGGGCAACGATTTTCCCGCGTTTATACACGGTTTAGCGACTATCAGCGACTTTCACGCAAAATTGGGCGACTTTCGCAGCGACTTTCGGCACGAAACTGCCAGATTGAGCGCGTGTGCACAGCCGCTTGACTCGCCCCCGCTTTTTGCCCGAAACGATCAGGCCGGGAAAAGCAGGGCGGCCACGCACCGCCCCAACACGCTACATCACAACACCGCCGCAAACCCTGCTAAAGCGCCGCGCACAGCGTGTTGCATTGGCGGTGGTATCCCAATACCGCCAAACAACAAAAGCCCACAAGACGCCAAAAAAGCGCCGTTGCGGACAAGACAAAAAAGAGCCGCCCCGGAATAGCACCGGGGCGGCCTGTTACCTTAGCAGCACACATCCGCTACCTCGCGACCCAGCGCGATGAGGTCCCACAACTCCAGGCCGAGGACCCCCCAGATGGAGTCGTCAATGTCCTCCACGACCTCCTCGGGGTAGATGGACGCATCGTCCATATCCCCTATGTTGACATACCAGCGCATGCCAACGTCGATAGCATCGACGTCCACATAGATGCGAGTGCCGAAGTTGCCGCAGCTCTTGTCGTCAACTTCGACGCAAACAATGCCGCGGTCCGTCTCCAGCAAATAGCCGCTATACGGCTGAGCGTAACCGCCGCCGTCGTTGGATGTCGCGGCATTGGCATGGGGGTTGGTTTCCCACGCCCATGCGGAGATGATGTTGTACAATGGTGTTTTTCTGGTTTCGGTGATGATTTTCATTTCCTTTTCCTCCTGTGGCATATCGGTTGATGGGTCACTTAGATTTGCGGACCACGTCGGCCAGGACGGCCAACGGAAACCAGATGATCAGCAGCACGAAAGACAGCAATCCGGCACCTCCTTAACATATCGATTGTACCGCATCCGCCGGAGCGGGTCAAGCAAAAGTAAAGCGGCGCGCCGTGGTCTGCTTGGTGTACTTGGCGTACAGCTCCGGCTGATCGGCCTTAAGGGCCTTAGAGTCCAGCCGGGACGATGTGACAGCCTTGTAGGTGATCTTGTAATCCAGGCCCGCCAGGGTGTCAACCCCGGCGGCGTCCATGTGCTGCTTGATGGCATCTTGCAAGCCGTCAATCTCTGCGGACAGCTCGTCGGCCATGCGGCGCAGCTCTCTAAGCTCTTGGACCTTGGCGGCAATCTCGTTAGCGCTCATTGCCGCACCTCCTTGCAAGCGGTGACGACAGCGCAGGCCGCGCAATACAGGGCACGGGCCTGGACATCTAGCCAGGACTCACGACAATTTGGATTGCGCTCACCGCCGCGAGTCTTGCGCAGCTCGGAGGGTGTGCATAGACGCTCGGCAATGTCCCCATCATACACCAGGGAGCAGCCGCCGTAACTGTACTCGCTCCAGTCCCTGGCCCCGTCCATCATCCACTTGCGGAGCTGGGCGACATCCTCGGGGCCGTGACCCTCATAAGCCGCGCGACCGGCTACGCTATCCAGCAGCTCCAGCGCGTAGGCGGAGACACCGCGCCGCCATGCGCTACGGGCTGGCGTGGCCTTGATCCGCTCACGTACCGCGCTATAGTTGATATCCATCATAATATACCTCCCGGCCTTACTGGCCTATCTCTTGACCAGGTAGGCCGGGCGTGGTACACTGAACGCGCTGGGCCTCTGGTCTGGTGTGGGGGCTGCTCCGGGGCTTGGTAGGCTGTAACCGGTGCGGCCCTCTCTCTATGCTGATATATTACCACGATGGGGGCAGTATGTCAATACCTTAATTTGCGATTTTGCAATATTGCAATGATGATATTTTGACCAGTACGCAACACCGGCGGCGCGTTGCGTATGGGTATACCTTTTGACATGCGCGGCAGGCGTGGACGGGCGGGGGTGGGGGATATCGTGTGCGGGAGCGGGGCCGGGTGAGCCCCAAAATGCCCGCAAAAAACAAAAGAGAAAAAATACCTGTGCATTGCATAAACTGAAATTGACATATTGACACACCCTTGCAGACGTGATATAATCACGGCAAAGGAGGGACGAAAAATGAAAGTAGGATACGTCCGTGTGTCAACGAAAGAGCAAAACACAGCAAGGCAGGAAATTACGATGGAAGCGCTCGGCGCGGAGAAGCTGTTTGTAGACAAGTGCAGCGGCAAGAACACTGACCGGCCAGAACTGAAGAAGTTGTTGGCGTTTGTGCGCGAGGGCGATACCGTGGTTGTGAGCGAGATCAGCCGGTTTGCAAGAAATACGCGCGATTTGCTAAACCTTGTTGACCAACTGACAGAGAAGGGTGTACAATTTGAATCACAGAAGGAAAAGATAGATACCACCACCCCGGCGGGCAAATTTATGCTGACGGTATTTGCGGCAGTGAGCCAGCTGGAGCGTGATTATATCAAATCCCGGCAGAAAGAGGGCATCGACGCGAAAAAGGAGCGCGGCGAGTATGTAGGCCGTCAGGCTATCCCGGTGGACAGGAAGAAGTTCGAACAGGAATACGACCTTTGGAAATCGGGCCATATCACCGCCAAAGCGGCTATGGGTCATTTGGGGCTGAAGCCGAACACATTTTACCGGCGTGTTAAGGAATACGAATCCGGCGAGATGAAGTAATTCCCCCGGCCACCCGGGAGAAAATAAATGTGGAGGAAAAGGAAAATGAGAGTAAAAAAAGTGTGGGCAGTGCTGCTTGCCATCCTGGTGGCGGCAATTGCTATGGTCGGGTGCGGAACCGCGGGCCAACCGGATGACGGCGAGACCGGAGGTCAGACCGTTGAGAAGGTCGTGTATGACGGCGAGACGTTCAAGGCAACGTACCTGGGCATCACGGAACTGGATTCCGTGCCGGGTGTTTGCTACATCCAGATGAAGTTCGAGAACAAGACGGACCAGGAAATTACGGTATATCCGCAGGACAGCTCTGTGAATGATACGATGGTCCAGTACCTGGGCGGAGTCCCCGCAACAATGCAGGGCGGGAAAAACATCAATTATTCCATGTTTTTCTACCTTGAAAAGGCTGGCCTGTCCGACATTTCCGAGGTCAAGACGCTTGAGTTCAAACTGACCGCTGATTTCAACGAGACCTCTGACACGATCACGATCAACGTGGGCGAGTAACCCATACAAGCAAAATAAAAGAGACGAGTTCTTTCGGGAACCCGTCTCTTTTTATGCAAAAATGGAGGCCACATGGACTACGGAAAACTATCAGAACGCATAAAACAGCATATTGCGCGGAATCCGTCCGACCACGTTCCGTACATGGACCTTCTATCCGTATGCCGACAACTGGAACCGGACAATTTTACCCTGGCCCATGAGCTGAGCAAGGATTTGCGAAAACTGAGTTCTGCGGCCCTGCACAAGTGCAGCGCAAATGCGGCGGATTCTTTGTTTGACGTGTACAAAAAGGCCATGTGCTTTGACGCACCGCACGATTTCGACACGTTTCTGCTGTACATCGAAATGAACCGCAAACCGGAGAAGAAGTTCTATGCACCCAGGCGACATTACCTGCGGCCTATAGTGGCGGCGTATCAAGAGGTTTTGGACGGAAAACTGCGGCTGTTGACGCTGTCGATGCCCAAACGCGCCGGGAAATCCCAGTTGGGCATCAATTTCGTCAATTTTCTGTCTGGAAGGGAACCAGACAAGTCGTCCCTAATGGAAGGGACGGGGGACGACCTGGTGAAAAGCTTTTATTCCGGGTGCCTGGAGTATTTGCAAACGCCGAATGAATATTTATTCTATGACGTTTTCCCCAATTCTCCGTTGGTGCAGACCAATGCGGACACAAAGATACTGAATCTGCGGTCAAAATCCCGTTTCCCCACAGTCATGTGTCGATCCATTGACGCAAGACAAGTGGGCTTGTCGGAGGCTACAAACGTCCTCTATCTGGATGACTGCGTAGAGGGACGCGAGGAAGCAAAAAACCGCCAGAGACTGGACGACAAGTGGGAGATCATATCCGGTGATATCCTGGGCCGAGCCATTGAGGGAACCCCCATTGTCGCCACGGGAACCCGATATTCCCTGTATGACCCCATCGGCCACCTCCAAGAGGAAGCGCAAAAGGGCGGCTGGGCGTGGAAAGCCATTGAAATACCAGCACTTGACCCCGTTACGGACGAGAGTAACTACGAATACGAACGGGACGGGAAAAAGGTGTTTACCACAGCGTATTTCCGCGAACAGAGGGAGCTTTTGAGCGCGGAACAATTTGAGAGTGAATTTCAGCAGCAGCCCTTTGAAGCGAAGGGGCTGCTTTTTAACAAGGACGAGCTGAATTATTTCTTTGAACTCCCCACAGGCCGTGATCCGGACGCCGTTATTGCCGTGTGCGACACCGCAGAAAGCGGAAGCGACAGCACCGCCCTTCCCGTTGCGGCGCTGTACGGGGATGAAGTGTATATCGTGGACGTGGTGTTTGATGATTCTCCGCCGGAAGTCACAAAGCCGGAATGCGCCAGGTGCCTGATCAACAACCGCGTTGCGGACGCGCTGTTTGAAAGCAACAACGCGGGCATGTATTACGCCAGAGACGTTGCGGAAATCGTCCGGCAGCGTGGATATAGCGTTGGAATACGTACAAAAAGGACCATTTTCAACAAACAGACGCGAATTGAATTTGCGTCCGACAACATCAAGAAACACTTCTGGTTCAAGCATCCGTCCACCTATAAACGGGGCAGCCAGTACTTCAATTTCATGAAGGAAGTCACCACTTATACCCGGAGCGGCAAAGTGCCGCACGATGACGCACCGGATGCTTTATCCCTGCTGGAGAACGAAATCCGGATGCGAGTGGGCGGCAAAGTGGAAGTGTTCAAGCGGCCATTTTAAGGGGGTGTGCCAATGAATCTTTTTGGTCGGAAGGTTATCTACACGGACGTTGAGCACGTCACCCGGGGAAACGTGGTGGATGTTTTGCAAAAGGCTATGACCATCCACCGGGTGAACCGGGCGGACATTGAGTATCTTTACAGGTATTACAAGGGAGACCAGCCCATTTTGGGCAGGGTAAAGGACGTCAGGCCAGAAATCAACAACAAGATCGTTGTGAACCGGGCGAACGAGATTGTTTCGTTCAAGGTCGGTTATCTTCTGGGTGAGCCTGTGCAGTACGTCAGCAGGGGGGACGATGAATCTGTCGCTGAGGGCGTGTCCAAGCTCAACGATTATGCGCTTTCGGAAGACAAGGCCGCCAAGGACAAGGAGCTGGCGGACTGGTTCCATATTTGCGGCACATCTTACCGCATGATTCTGCCAGACAGAATGGCGGACGTGGAGGAAGATGAATCGCCGTTTGAGATTTTTACACTGGATCCGCGCAACACCTTTGTGGTGTACTCCAGCGGCTTAGGCCACCGGCCCATTTTGGGCGTGACCTATGTGCAGAAAGAGGACAACACCGTTGTTTTCTGCTGCTATTCCGAGGATACGTATTTCGAGGTAACGGAAACCTGGGATGTGAAAGCGGAGCCACAGATATTGGGCATCCCAATTATCGAATACCCCTCCAACGAAGCCCGGTTGGGCGCTTTTGAGATTGTGCTCCCCCTTCTGGACGCTATCAACAACGTTCAATCCAACCGCATGGACGGCGTAGAACAGTTTGTCCAGGCGCTGATGCTGTTCCACAACGTGGACATTTCGTCCGAAGATTACAAGAATCTGAGGGCAGAAGGCGCTATCAAGTTCAAGGACATTGACACGCAGTTCAAGGCTGACGTTGGGTACCTGACGGCGGAGCTGAACCAGACGCAGACCCAGACCTTGACGGATGACATGTACGACACCGTTCTGACGATTTGCGGAATGCCGAACCGGAATGGAGGCTCCTCAACCAGTGACACCGGGTCTGCGGTCATTATGCGCGACGGATGGTCGTCAGCAGAGGCGCGGGCAAAGGATTCCGAACAGATGTTCAAACGGTCCGAAAAGCAGTTTCTGAAAATCGCCATCAAAATCTGCAATAATCTTCGGGCACTTTCGCTGAAAATGTCCGCCCTGGAAATTCGGTTTACGCGCCGAAACTACGAAAATATCAGCGAAAAGGCCAGTGTTTTGGTAGCCATGCTGAACAACGGGAAAATTGCTCCCCAACTGGCATTTACGCACTGCGGCATGTTCTCCGATCCTCAGCTTGCGTACAAAATTAGCGCGGAATATGCCGAAAAGCAAGAAGAAAAGCAAGAAGAAAAGCAAGAAGAAAAGAAACTATCGACAGGGAAGTCGTTAAAACGCAACGGGGAGACAACCTCGGAAAAAACGGAAAACGGTGCGGAGGGAACCGCCGAAAAAACGCAGGAGGTATCAACATGAAAATCGACACCAGCAGAATCGAAGGTTACGCAGATATGTCCACCGAGGACAAGCTCAAGGCCCTGGAGGGCTTTGAGTATGAGGACAACGCCGCAGAGCTTTCTCGGCAGAAGAACGCTATTTCCAAGGCAAACTCCGACGCCGCCCAGTGGAAAAAGAAGTACAACGACATGCTTTCCGAGGACGAGCGCAAGAAGCAGGAGCAAGCCGATAGCATTGCCGCAATGCAGAAGGAGCTTGACGAGCTGAGAACGGCAAAGACCGTTTCTGAGTACAAGGCCAAGTTCGTGGCGCAGGGCTATGCAGAGGACCTGGCAAGTGACACGGCCAAAGCTTTGGCGGCTGGTGATTCTGCAAAGGTTTTTGCGAACCAGCAGAAGTTCTTGGACGAGTATGCCAAGAAGGTAAAGTCCGACATCCTCAAGGGCACTCCCGCACCGCACGGCGGTGCCGGTCCCGTTGGAGTTGATTACGACAAGAAGATCGAGGAGGCGCGTGCAAGCAAGAACTATGCGGAAATCGCTTATTACACGCGCCTGAAGGCACAGGAAGAATCCGCAAATAACAAATAAAAGGAGTTAAGACATGGCAGATACTTTTGCTACCAGCTTTGCAACGCTGAACTATTCCGGCATGCTCTTTAACAAGGGCAATACCAAGACCCCCCTGAGTTCCATTATCGGTTCCCGGGCTAAGGTGACAAACCACGTAGAGTTTGTTACCGGCCAGGAGTACACCACCGGCGGCGGAGAACAGCCCGCCATCTCCGAGTCTGCGTCTTTGACCGCTCCCGATGCTTCTATTGTGACCCGGGAGCAGCAAACAAACGTTACCCAGATTTTCCATGAGGCTGTCGGCATCTCCTATGCCAAACAGTCCAATATGGGCACCCTGTCTGGCCTGAACGTGGCTGGTCAACAGGCAAACCCCATTAACGAACTGGACTTCCAAGTGGCCGCCAAGATGCAGAAGATCAACCGCGACATTGAATACACGTTCATCAACGGCGTGTACAACAAGGCCACCGATGACACCAAAATCAACAAGACCCGTGGGCTTGTCACCGCAGTCACCACCAACGTCACGGCTATGGCCAGCAAGCCTCTGGGCCTGTGGGAAATTGCCGACATGGTGAAGAAGGTCTATGGCCAGAACGCTCCCACGGATGGCCTTTGCCTGTGGTGTGACGCTGTGACCATGTTCCAGGTCAACGCCGACGCTGTTCAGAATGGACTGACCGTGGTTCCCGCTTCGCGCGAAATCAACGGTATTTCTCTCTCCAGCGTGGTTACTCCTTTGGGCGTGGTGTACCTGTACCTCGGCGAGTGCCTGCCCGCCGGCACCGCTCTGCTGCTGAACCTGGATGTTATTTCCCCCGTGTTCCAGCCTGTGCCCGGCAAGGGCAACTTCTTCCTGGAACAACTGGCCAAAACCGGCGCGGGCGAGAAGTATCAGCTGTTCGGTCAGATCGGCCTTGACCATGGCCCTGAGTGGTATCACGGCAAGTTTACCGGCATCGCCGCCACCTTCACCAAGCCTACCTACAGCCGCAGCGTGTTCATCGCCAACGACGCCAGCAATCCCGTTAACACCAAAGCTGTCACCGGCTGATCTGGAGGTATGAGATGCGCGACGAAGAAAAACTGGCCATGCTGGGAGACATGACCGGAGAGACAAGCGAATCGATTCTCTCTGCGTATCTGAATATTGCGGCCAGCAAGATTCTCCGCAGAGCGTTTCCGTTCGGGACAGATGCTACTGCTGTCCCCGCATGCTACGAGATCAACCAAATTGAGATCGCCGCATATCTCATCAACAAGCGCGGAGCAGAGGGGGAAACAGCGCATAGCGAAAATGGCGTTTCCAGGTCTTATGAGGGCGGCGACGTGCCGCCTTCTCTTATGCGGGAAATCGTGCCGTTTGCGGCCACCATGTGAGGTGCAAGGATGAAAATCATGAGCCGAAACAAAAGGCCGTTCTGGTATCTTTTGTACCAAGGGACAGAACTGGGGAAGGACGCTAATGGCTACGAAACCGGCGAAAAAAGCGTGAAATATGCGGGCCCGGTGAAAATGGAAGCCAATATCTCCCCGGCTGCTGGGTATGCTCAGATTCAGCAGTTTGGGCAGTTCATCTCCTATGACAAGGTGATTATCACAGATGATATGACCTGCCCCATCGACGAAAACGCAGTACTTTTTATCGACAAAAAACCAGAATATAAAGACGGAAGGCCGCTTTATGACTACGTTGTAAAGCAAATTGCCAAGTCTCTGAATTTGGTTTCCATCGCCGTCAGCAAGGTGAATGTGTCGTGAAAAGGACTGTAAAGACGGCGCTGTCCGCTGCGGGCATTCAACGGATGATTGACGTAGTCGAGGATTACCGGACGTGGCTGGAGGACCGGGCAAATGCGCTTCTCCGAGAGCTCTCTTCCATGGGGTATGATATCGCATCCGCAAAATTTGAGTCTGCCGTATACGACGGGACAAACGACGCGAATGTAAAAATCGAAGAACGGGACGGACGCACGGCGGCGGTAGTAGCTGTCGGTGCGTCCGTCCTGTTTATTGAATTCGGCACTGGCGTTATGTACCCGGACAACCACCCGGAAGCCGCGCGAAACGGCATGGTTCGCGGCGCTTACGGAAAGGGTCACGGCAAGCAAAGGACGTGGGGCTACTACGGGGACCCCGGAACGAACGGAGTTGAGAAAACGAACCCAAAAACCGGCAATACGGTGGTTCTTACTCACGGCAACCCGGCCAATATGTCTATGTACGACACGTTAAAGGAGCTTTCAGACAGGCTCCCAGCCTTGGTTAAGGAGGTGTTCCGATGATCGACATTGAAAGCAAGGTGTATACGCCAATCGCGGAACAGCTCCGCGAGAAATACCCAGGCATTGACGTGGCCGGGGAGTATATCAATGCGCCCCCTAAATTCCCACATGCCAGCATTGTGGAGCAGGACAATTACACCGACGCAACCCGACTAGATTCATCCGAAAGCGAGAGATATTCCGTACTGATGTACGAGGTAAACGTCTACTCCAACAAAACTGGCGGGAAAAAGAGTGAATGCCGTTCCATCATGGCAGACATCGACAGGATGATGTATGCGCGTAACTTTACAAGGATTTCCATGTCCCCGGTCCCGAACATGGAAAACGCCTCTATCTACCGTCTTGTTGCCAGATACAGGGCGGAAACAGACGGGGACACTATTTTCAGACGATAACAGAAAGGAATGATGACCTATCGCTATCTCTACCTACAAGGTTTTCCTGATGCACAAAGATACCAGCGCCGCTTCGTGGTCGAAGCTGATCGACATCAAAGAGTTCCCCGATCTGGGTGGCGACCCCGACATGCTGGAAACCACCACGCTTTCCGACAAGATGCAGACCTTCATCGCAGGCATCCAGTCCATGGACGGCCTGTCCTTCACCGCCAACTACACCTTGACCGATTATAAGGCGCTCAAGGCGCTGGAGGGCAAGCAGGCGGATTACGCCGTATGGTTCGGCGGAACCGAAAGCGCGGGAACGCTGACTCCTTCCGGTTCGGACGGCAAGTTCAGCTTTAAGGGCGAGTTGTCCGTGTACCCCACTGGAGGAGGTGTCAACGAAGTTGTGGGCATGGCTATCACCATCGCTCCCTCGACCGTAATCAACCTGGAGAACGAATAAGGAGGAAACAGAACATGGCAAAGACGCTTACTGTTAAGGACCCCGTGACTGGCATTGCGTACACCCTGGAATATACTCGCAAGGCCGTGGAGATGATGGAGAGAGAAGGGTTTGTTGTGACCGAAGTCGGTAACAAGCCTATGACCAGTCTTCCCGCGCTGTTTGCTGGAGCTTTTAAGGCTCATCATCGGTTTGTTAAGCGCGATGTGATCGACAGGATTTACGCGGGTATGTCCAATAAGGAGGAACTGATCGGCAAACTGGTTGATATGTACAACGACCCCATCATCGCCCTGCTGGACGAGCCTGCGGAAAGCGAGGAAAACCCTACCTGGACGGCGAACTGGTAAACGAGTCGCCGTCGAATAAAGCGGGGGAGCCAATCCACCGCTATTCCGATAAATTCTATGAGCTGTTTCCATATTATCTGGCCATTGGTATGACCTATAACCAGTACTGGGACGAGGACTGCGAACTGGTCAAATATTACAGGGAAGCAGCGAAGATTAAACGCGATTTGACAAATCAAACCGCATGGCTGCACGGTGCATACATTTATGAAGCCGTGGCGGACTTAGCACCCATTCTCCGCATGGGCGGCAAGAAAGGTACCAGGCCAAAGCCGTACCGTGATTCCCCATACGACCTGTATGCACAGAGCGAAAAGCCCAAAAAACAGGAGCAAGGCGACAAGAAGGCGCGGTCCGTCATGGAGATGTTTATGATCGCGAACAACAAACGATTCGAACAGGGAGGTGGTAAGAATGGCGGATAATGTGGAAATTCAGGGTATTGAGTTTCAAATTAAGGAAAACAGCGACAGCGCCGTAGCGTCCCTGGAAAAACTGCAAAATACCCTGGTTCGTCTGAAAACGGCCACATCCGGGGGCGTGTCGGCTCTGCGCACTACTGCCAGGCAGTTGGACTCCCTGAACAAGGCCCTGGAGAACACCAGCGCAGATAAACTCCAGCGGCTCCGGTCCTTGACCAGCGGGCTGAAAAGCCTGAGTGAGGTCAGCGCCGTCAGAATCTCCAGTTCCGTGCCGAACCAGATCGCCGCACTTTCTACGGCACTGAGCCAAATCAAGACAACGGACGGCGATAAGCTGATTGCCCTTGCAGACGGTATGCGCCCGCTCTCCGAACTGGGACGTTCCCATCTCACATCGTTTATTAGCCAACTCGGCAGACTCCCGGAGGTTATGCATGAGCTTGATGCGGCGGACTTGGATAGGTTTAACCGCCAAATGAAGGAGCTTGCGGCGGCGATTCGCCCGTTGTCTGACGAGATGCAGCGGCTCGGAACGGGATTTGCTGCGCTACCCGCCAGACTCCAGCGGGCCATTACGATGGTAAACCAGTACAACACCGCCGTGCAGCGCGGGACGCGCAGAACGAGCATGTTCGGCAGAGCTACGGGCATGATTCGGTTCGGAATTTTGTATGCTGGGCTGCGGCGCGTGGTGGGCCTTATCGGAACGGCTATCACGGAATCCAACACGTACCAAGAGGACCTGAACCTGTTCAGCGTCGCACTGGGTAAATACGCAAAGGAAGCGCAAAACTACGCAGAAAAAGTATCTTCTGTGATGGGCATCGACCCGGCGCAGTGGATGCGGAACCAGGGCGTGTTCCAGACGCTTCTGACTGGATTTGGCGATACAGAAGACCGGGCATACACCATGAGCAAAAATTTGACACAGTTGGGCTATGACCTGTCCTCTTTCTTCAACATCTCTGTTGAGGACTCCATGCAGAAGCTGCAATCCGGCATTGCAGGCGAACTGGAGCCACTGCGAAGATTGGGCTATGACCTGTCTGTTGCGCGATTGCAGCAGGAAGCGCTAAATCTTGGTATTACCAAGAGCGTTTCCGCCATGAATCAGGCGGAAAAAGCAGAACTGCGGTACTACGCTATTATGACACAGGTGACTACCGCACAGGGAGACATGGCCCGAACCCTGGAAGCTCCTGCGAACCAGCTGCGTGTGCTTAGAGCAGAAATCACTCAGGTGTCCCGTGCAATCGGCAATCTGTTTATCCCGATTCTGACTAAAGTTCTGCCTTATGTCATTGCGTTTCTTCAAATTGTCCGCGAGTTAGCGAACGCGCTGGCTAAACTGTTCGAGTTTGAGATTACGGACGTTGACTGGGATGGCGTGAATCGTGGGGCCGTTGCCGCCGGGGAGCTTTCGAACAACATGGACGCAGCGGTAGATGCTGCCAAGGAGTTCAAGCGCTACACCATGGGCTTTGACGAGTTGAACATCTTACCTTCCAACACGGGTTCTTCCGGCAAAACGGATGCTGGCATTACCGGCTCTGGTGGACTCGGGATTAATTTGCCCGAGTACGGCTTCCTGGACGGGGCTGTTCAAAGCAAGGTTTCTGAGATCAAACAGACAATCGAAGACAATATTGCAGAAATCAAAGCCACATTAGGCGCGGCCGATTTTGTTATTGGCGCGATTCTCGCTTTTACCGGGATTAATGTGCCCGCTGGCATCGCCATGATGGCAAGTGGCCTTGCTCTGATGATTTCCGGCAACGAAGATAACCCAGACGCCGTGAAGAATGTTTTGGAAAATGCCATCGCAAACATTGACCTTGTAAGCGGAACTGCGGCGTTGGTCATCGGCGCAATCCTTGCATTTTCCGGGGCAAATATTCCCATCGGCATCGGCCTTATGGCATTTGGTGCAACGGAACTGATTGCGTCTCAAACCCTGACGTGGGATAAACTGTCGGAAGATGTCCGACAAATCATCGGCGGGCTGGTCACATTTGTTGCATTGGGCGCACTGGCGGTAGGCGCTATTTTGGCCTTCTCCGGGGCGAATATCCCGCTGGGCATCGCCTTGATGGTGGCTGGTGCGTTCGTGCTGGCCACAGCAATTGTTCCAAAGTGGAACGAAATGCCTGATTCCGTGAAAAAAACAATCACCACCGTTATGGTGATACTTGGTGCCGCGCTGTTGGTACTCGGCGCGTTGCTTACGTTTACCGGAGTAAACATCCCTATGGGCATTGCTCTGATGGTAATCGGAGCGGCAAGCCTCGCGACAGCTGCGGCGCTGAACTGGGACGCCGTTTCGAAGTTCCTGAAAAAGTCGATTTCTTATATTGCGGGTATTGTTGGCGGTGCGCTTATGGTTCTCGGCGTCTTGCTGCTCCTGTCTGGCGTGGGAATTGGACTCGGCCTTGCCGTGCTTGCCGCCGGGCTTGCATCATCTCACGCCGCATGGAAGCTGGACGACAACCCTATTACCCGATTTGTAAAGAAGATGGCCAACGGGATTATCTCCATCGTCAATGTCGTGATTGATGCGGTAAATGAGATGTTCCACCTGGACTTCAAGGGTCTAAAAATCGGCGGCGTTCAGATTATACCGGCTTTCAATAAGCGATTGGTAAACATCCCGAAGATCAAACAGTTCGCCGAGGGCGGTTTTCCCAACGAGGGACAGCTGTTTGTCGCCCGTGAAGCTGGTGCGGAGATGGTGGGCAACATTGGCAGACGGACAGCCGTTGCAAACAATGACCAGATCGTTTCCGCCGTGTCCGATGGCGTGTACCGCGCCGTAATGTCCGCTATGTCCAATAAGGATGGAGTGTCCGGGGATATCAACATTACTATCAATATGGACGGCGACGTGGTGTATCGCAACGTCGTAAAGAAGAACAAAGAGGTGGTCCGGGCGACCGGCAAATCTCCTCTGTTCGCATAAGGAGGGCACATGGCAATCATCACGGTAAAAAAGAAAGACGAGACCATTGTGCCGCTCCCTGACCCCAAGTCTTTTTCCTGGGGCTTGCAGGACGTAGATGCAGACGGCTCCGGAAGGAACCAGAATGGTGATGCGTTTCGCGACAGGGTGGCCAGGAAACGGAAGTGGACCATGGAATGGCCCCCTTTGACTGCTGAACAATGCTCCACAATCCTGAAATCCGTCACGGACGTATTTTTCCAGGCGACAGGGCCAGACGCGGAGGACGGTACAAACCGCACCATGACATGCTATGTTGGCGACCGGACTACTCCCATGTATTCTTGCATCGATGGGGAATGGAGATGGGAAAGTCTGTCCATGAACTTCGTGGAGAGGTGACGCCATGTACAATGTCTCATCCGCTTTCCACACCGCATTTGCGGATTATGGCCGTGAGATCAAGGCCAAGGTGATTTTCAACGGGCAGACGGAGCTTGACGGAAACTATGTGCAGGAGATCACCGCCACACCGGCGTTTGATTCTTCAGACGGCATTTCCGTTGGCTCCGCCTGTTCCGGGCGGTGCAAAATCCGCATTTTTAAGCCGGATGAGCCGTTGCAATTGTCCGGCGGATACTTTGTACCGTATATCGGCATCTGCGTTCCTGGTGGTGATACAGGCACGACAGCCATCGCCGGTCAGGCTGTGGCTGGTAAGGCAATTGTCGGCGTAAGCGCCGCAGCGTCTGGGGTGGAATATGTCCCCCTGGGCCGATACTACATTCCCGCAGACGGCGTGGAAAATTTGGTGTATGGCTGGGAAATCACCGGCTACGACCAAATGGCATCCTTGACGGAGCAGTACACCCCGCAAATTGAGTTCCCCGCCACGCCAGACGCTATGCTGACGGACTTGTGTGCGCAAAGTGGCCTGACTCCCCCAACGGTGACTTTCCCGGACATGACAATCGAGTCTGTGTTTGAGGGGACCATCCGACAGCAGCTGGGGTGGCTGGCTGGACTGTGCGGACAGTCCGCGCACTTCGACCGGGACGGCAATCTGGTGTTAAAGTGGTACGCAAAAACCACCTTCCGGGTCAGCCGGGAGCAGCAGTACATGTCCGGCCTGACTCGCACGGCAGACGGTCCGTACACGGTATCCAGCCTCACCACAGGCACGGAAGATGAACCCATTACATCCGGCACCGGATTGGGCATTACATCAACAAACCCATACATGAACCAGGCCGTTGCGGACCTGATTCAGCCGGAGGTGGAAATATCTTTTCAGCCCTGCGATGTAAAATGGCGCTGCGACCCGTCTGTTGAGGTGGGCGACGTTATCCAAGTGGAGGGCGATACCGGCGAGTGGCTGGATGTGTGTGTTATGCAGCAGGAAATCCACCTGTACGGCGGTCTGTCCTCTACAATGCACAGTTACGCCCCGCAGGACGCGGGTTATGCCATGGAAAGTCCCACAGAGCAGCGCATTAAGCGGGCTTATGAGGGCCTTACCAAGGCCATGCAAAACGCCACGCAGAAGATCATCGGGGCAAAGGGCGGGTATTACGAGCTGACTCTGGACGAACAGGGCTTTCCAATCGGGTGGACTTTGCGAGATACGCCCACCATTACGCCCAATACCCGGATGTGGATTATGTCCACAGGTGGTCTGGGATTCTCCAAGGACGGCGGTACGACCGTCTCTGGCGTGGCTCTGACGATGGACGGTGCGGTAAACGCTGATTCTATTACGGCGGGGCAAATGTCCGCTGAACGGGTGACTATCAACGGCCAGACGCTTTCGGACTTCATCGAGGCGGGAATTGACGATGACGGTCATCCGGTGCTGCGTATCGGTTCTTCTGCGTCGGAAATCGTCCTGAAGGAATACAACGACAAAATCGGATTCTACGACACTTCCGGGACCCTTCTGGCATACTGGAACAACAACAGTTTCGAGCTGGTGGAGCTGTCCAAGTTCAGGCTGGGTCCCATGGGCATCGTGGTTCAGCCCAACGGTTCTGTGTCCTTTGTGGGGGTGAATTGATGGCAAGCATTTACGGCGCAAAATCTTCCACCGGCTGGCAATTGCGGCTGGATTACAGCGTATCCCAGAGCATTGCGGACAACAAGTCCACACTGTCTCTTACGCTGTACATCTATGACGGAACCGGGGAGAGCTACAACCTGGACGCCAATAGTTGCTATTACACTCTGCAAGGCACCAAGGTTTATAACCCGTACCGGTACAATTCCAGGGGCTGGTACAAGCTGGGCAGCAAGTCTATCACCGTGGCTCATAACAATATGGGCAAGGGGTCTGTGGGGCTTTCTGCGGACTGGCACAGCGGATTTACGTCATCCTACACGCCGTCCAGCCTGACGGTTTCCGGAACGGTCAATCTCCCGGATATTCCTCGGGCATCTTCCGTTTCAGCATCCGGACTTGTGCTGGGTTCTGCCGGTACACTTGTAGTGACCCGGGCCGTGAGCACTTTTACACACACCATCAAACTCAAGTGCGGCTCTGCGGCACAGGTAACTGTGGTGACAAAGTCCAGTGCCACGTCCATTCCGTACACGCCCCCCCTAGATTGGGCCGTGCAAAATACGTCCGGAACCTCCGTAAACATCGCGGCGGAGATCACAACCTACAACGGGGACACCGTGGTGGGCACCAATACGACCACACTGACGGCATTTATCCCCGCATCGGTAAAACCCACCCTGTCCGTGAGTCTGTCCGACACCTCCGGATATCAGCCCACATACGGCTGGGTGCAGGGCAAGAGCTCTCTGAAAGCCACGTTTTCCGCTGCTGGGTCTTATGGCAGTACCATCAAGGCCAAGTCTCTGACTATCGGCGGGAAAGCCGCCAGCCCGGATGGGGCGAATGCCCTTACAGGAAGCGGCGCAATGGCCGTTGTAGCCACCGTCACGGACAGCAGAGGACGCACGGCATCTGTTACCAAGAACATCACTGTGAACGCGTACAGCGGCCCAGGAATCCAGGATTTGACCTTTGTGCGCGGCTCTTACGCAAATAGCGTGTGGACGGAAAATTCCATGGGCGCGGACATCAAGCTGACGTTCACCCTGTCCCTCCAGCTGACCGGGAACAAGGCATCTGTGGAGATCACCGGCGCATCCGCGATGACCGACCAAACCAGCGGTGCAAAGGCCGTGTATCTGGTGTCCTTTGGTACTGACACGACCAGTGTTGTACAGGTCAAAGCTACGGATTCCCTGGGCACCACGGTAACGCGGGAGATCACCATCCCCACCGTTTCGGTGCCCATGAACATGAGTTTTACCCTGCCCGGGGTTTGCTTCGGCGGCGTGGCCGAACACGAAAAGGTGGTAGAGTTCAAATGGCCCATCCTGTATTTGGGGAAATCTCTATTGGACTGCCTCCACCCCGTCGGCAGCATCTACCAGTCCACGGCCCCCGCATCCCCAGCGGACCTGTTCGGCGGCATCTGGGAGCAAATAAAGGACGTGTTTCTTCTGGCGGCAAGCGACTCGCATGCGGCTGGCTCTACCGGCGGCGAGGAGGAGCACATCCTGACGGCGGCGGAGATGGCAAACCACACTCACGGATACGATTACACGGGCCAGAGCGACGCCAACGGCACCGGGGCCATCAAGATCGTGTCTCCCGGCGGCACCGCCAACGCTTACACGGGCAAGGCTACGTCCAACTGCGGGGGGCAGTCCCACAACAACATGCCGCCGTACCTGGCCGTGTACACATGGCGCAGGACGGCATAAGGAGGGAGTATATGCCCGAAATCAACATCAAAGTCCGCGACAAGTGCGCCAAGGGCGAGGGCGTGATTATCTGCAACAACAGCGACTACACGGTGGTGTGGGACCTGGACGAGGAATGGACGCCTTACGACACCAAGACCATGCGAGTGAACCTGGCGGACGGCACCTATCAGGACGTGGTATTCACCGGCAACACTGCGACCCTGCCGGTGCTGACTGCTTCCGGCTGGGTGTCCGTGGGCCTGTATGCCGGGGATATCCACACGTCCCGGGCCGCCCGGCTTCTGGCGCTGTCCTCCGTGCTGACTCCCGGGGGTTCCCCTGCCGCCCCGGCAGAGGACGTATATGCGCAGATCATGGCCAAGCTTAACGAGCTTTCTACCGTCTCCCCGGAGGATATCGCCAAGGCCGTGGAGGATTACCTGGCGGAACACCCGGCGGCCTCCGCGTCCATGCGGGTGGAGGGTGGCTATATCCAGTTCTCCGGCGATGGGGAGACGTGGAAAAACGTGATTGCCCTGGCCGATCTGAAAGGACCCAAGGGCGACACGGGCGATACCGGCCCCCAGGGGCCGAAGGGCGATACTGGCCCGCAAGGCAACCCCGGCAAGGATGGTGCGGGGATGGACGTCACCGGGGCCACCGTCGACCAAACCGTCAAAATCGCGGCGGTGGATGACAACGGCGTGCCCACCGCGTGGGAACCGGTGGATATGCCGAGTGGAGGAGGCGACGGAGAGTGGGTTTTTGCCGGCTCTGTCACGGCAGAGTCTGCGGGCATGGCGTTGAAGGTGTCAAATATACACGCAAAGCACATCCTTGTGTCGCTGTATGCAAGCTGCGACGATGCTTCGGCCAAAAGCTATACAATCAAACTGAACGACGCTATCAGCGTTATACGCAGCAACAGTCTGCCCGGCAATGGTGAAAAACATCTTTGGGCGGTCGAGTTCGAACTTCTGACGGCGGGCGATGAGACTTATATTTACTGCCCGGCTTGGCCGAGGGAAGCACATCACACTAATCAGTCAAATGACCCGTCAACGAGGATGTCCACAACGGTAATTGACGGAACAATGTGGTACAAGGTAAACATAAGCGAGTTCAATTCGGTGACATTTCAATGTCCGAACGGGACAGATTCCGCGGGAAATATCATGAATGTCTGGTACAGATAAGGAGACGGATATGAAAATCTGCGAAAACGGCGTAATTCGCGACATGACGCCAGAAGAAATCGCGGCAATGGAAGAAGCGAACGCCCGCTATGAAGCGGAAGAGAAGCACCGCCCCTTGTCTCTTGAGGAGGTGCAGGCGATGCTCGTCCGTCAGCAGGTGAACACCCTTGCGGTAGACGATGCAACGGCTTTGCGGATGGCGGCGTTTTACCCGGAGTGGAAAAGCGGCAAGGCGTACACCGCCGCCAACGGCTGCCCGATTGGCTACAAGGTCACGCAGGGCGGAAGGCTGTACAAGCTGCGGCAGGAGCATACCTCTCAGGACAGCTGGGCACCCGGCATGACCGGCACGGAAAGTCTTTGGGAGGAAATCTGTGAACATCACGATGGGACGAAGTACGATGCTATCCCCTACAACGGCAACATGGCATTAGAGGCCGGGAAGTATTACACCCAAGACGGCGTATTGTACCTGTGCAATCGCGATACCGGTAACCCGGTGTATCATCCGCTGAGCGCACTGGTGGGGCTGTATGTGGAGGTGGTAAGCGATGGCTCTTGAAAAAGTGGTGTACGAGGATAACGTAACGGTTATCGATGCCGCCCAGCTCAACGCTATCCAGGATGAGATCATATGGGTGAGTGCTGACAAATCCATGGGCCTGTCGGGTCTGGCGGCGGATGACCAGATCATGGTGTCCGCCGTGGATGCAGACGGCAAGCCCACCGGTTGGCGGAAAAAGTATCGGGACATGCTCAATGTCCGGGACTTCGGGGCCAAGGGCGACGGCAGCACGGATGACACGGCGGCCATTCAGGCGGCCATCGACAGGGCTGCATCGACGCTGGCCATGGCCGTGTATGTCCCGGCAGGCACCTACATCATCACCGCGCCGCTGGTCATCCAGACCTACAGCGATGCGGTGACCACCATCGACGGCGTCAAATGGTGGGAAGGCCGCAGCCCGTCGCTGATCGGCGAGAATCCGTCCACCGCCATCATCAAGAAAACCGGCAATGCCGCCAAGACCATGCCCACAGTGGACAGCTGGTCCGGCGGCTGGGGAGCCATTGACGCCGCTATCATCCTGGGCCGCACAGACGGCGCGGAAAAGGGCAGCGGGCCGGTGCTCCGGAACCTGTCCATCAAGAACGCCTCCACGGCGGCGGAGCACTGGGCCATCTACGGCGACCGCAGCCGCTGCACCATTGAGCACTGCAATATCCGCACCGGCAGCCACGGCATTCGCCTGCACAGCTTTTTCAACCGGCTGGCGGACCTATATCTTGTGTGCGCCTCCAACGCCGTCCACATCGACTACGGCACCAGTACCGTCCTGGAACGGGTCTATTGCAGCGGCGCGGCCAACCCGTATATCATCCAGTCCGCCTACAGCACCCTGTCGCAGGTGTGCTGCGACGGCGGCACAGGGACAATTTTCAGCATCACCGGCAATGGCGTGGTGCTCAACGGGTGCGGGGCCGAGTCCAAGGACGCGGCGGTGTATGTCTCCGCCGGGGTGGACAGCAATCTCACCATTAACGGCTTTTACGGCTGGCGGCAGACGGCAGGCGTGCCCATCATGATGGCCAACCGCGCAGCGGTCACCGTGTGCGGGCTCCAGCTCTATGAGCGCGGCGCCGACACCTACACCAACACAGCGCTTGTGGACGTAACCGGCCCCACCGCGCAGATTGCGCTGTCGCTGATCGGGTTTTCCATCATCCGGTCCGCCGGGCGCACCGGGCAGCTGCCCGACCTGCTGGCCACGATCCCCAGCGCGGACCGTAAAATCTTTCTGGCCACGGACGGCTTGAACGGTTACTTCTATCCTACCCCTTCCGGGCTGGTGCCCTACGATGGCTACGCCAGCGGAAACCGGCAGTATCTGGCGGATACCGTTGCCCTGCCCGGTCAGGGCGGGTCTCTGGACGCAGATAAGCATTACCCGGGCATGTCCGTCTGGGACAGCAGCCTGGGCAAGCCCAAGTGGTGGACCGGCTCCGGCTGGTGGCAGCCTGTCGCCGCGCCCATCACCCCGGCAGATACCTCGTTCGTCCAGGCCGCCGAGGGTGAATACCAGCAGCAGCCGAATTTTACGAATGCATTAAATACGGCTGACCCAGATTTTAAGCCCAACACTAGACTCAATGGCTCCGGCGGAGAAAGCACGGACGTGCGGACCTACACCATGTGGACAAGCGGTTACATCGGGTGCAAGGCCGGGGACGTGATCCGGGTGCGCTGCCCGGATGGCACCTTTGAGAGCGGCGGCGGCTCCATCTGGCCCATTGCCGTACAGTACAATGCCCTGAAGGAGTCTACTGGCGCTGTGACATACAAAGCCACCTCCGGGACCTCCTACGATGCAGTATTCGACAGCGACGGCAAGGGCTTTAGTATTACCATTAACGATCTCAGTGTGGCGTTCATTCGTATCGTGGGCAACGGTGATGCCGCCGGGGCCATCATCACCAAGAACCAGGAGATCGCCTATAAGCAGGTGTGGGTGGGCACCCCCATGCAGTTCGGTGATGAGGTCAAGCAGAACATGGCCAACGTATTTGTGCAGGCCCCCAACGGCGCCCTGTACACCATCGCCGTGGACAACAGCGGCAATCTGTCGGCCAAGGCATTCACGCAGTAATCACGCCGCCCAAGGCGGCATAGAAAGGAGATTTTACATGAAAGAAAACACGATCAAGGCAGCGCTGGCGGCCGCGCTGGGGGCGCTGTGCGCCTACGGCATCCAGCTGCTGGTGCCGGTGCTGGTACTGCTGGTGGTGATGGTCCTGGACTACATCACCGGCATGACCAAGGCATGGAACGCCGGGGAGCTGTCCTCCCGGGTGGGACTGTGGGGCATCCTGAAAAAGGTGGGCTATCTGGTGATTGTCGGGGTGGCCTGCGTGGTGGACTGGCTTCTGCGTTACGGGGCGGACAGCCTGGGCTGGGACTGGCCGGTGGACTTTTTGTTTGCCAGCATCGTCATCATCTGGCTGGTCATCAACGAGCTGCTGTCCATCCTGGAGAACGTTTCGGCCATCGGCGCACCGGTGCCGGGCTTTTTGCAGGCCCTGCTGAAAAAGCTGAAGGTACACACCGAGGACACGGCAGAGGAGAACCTGCCGGGAGAGGAGAATAGCGATGAGTAAGAAGGTCTACATCAGCCCCAGCGACCAGGTGAGCAACGCTTACGCCTGGGGCAACACCAACGAGCACGCCCAGTGCCAGAAGATCGCCGAGGCGGAGGCTGCCGCTCTGCGCCGCAGCGGCGTGGAGGTGAAGCTGGCTGCCTTCGGCACCACCATGGCCCAGCGCTGCGCCGAGTCCGACGCCTGGGGCGCGGACATCCACAGCTGCGTCCACACCAACGCCTTTAACGGCAAGGTGTCTGGCACCCGGATGTTCTGCTACAGTATCCCCGGCAAGGGGTACGACGCCTGCAAGGCGGTGTTTGGCCAGCTGGCCCCGCTGACGCCGGGAACGTCTGAAAACATCCAGGCCAACCCCCGGCTGTTCGAGGTGCGTGTACCTAATGCGCCGTCGGTGTACTGCGAGTGCGAGTTCCACGACGCCGCCGAGGGCGCCAAGTGGATCGTGGAGCACACCACGGACATCGGCGAGGCCATCGCCAAGGGCCTGTGCAAGTA